CCTGACCTTCCGCCACCTGCTGGGCCGTGTAGCTCGTCTTGGCGCCCAGGTACATGGCCGTGTCGCCAATCGCCGCCACCTGCCCAGCCGTGGCGTCGGCAATGCCGCCCACCCGCGCCACCTGGGTCTCAAACTTGCCCATTTGGATGGCGGGCATGGCCAGGCTGGCGGCAAGACCCGCGCCCACCAGGACCATCTTCAGGCCGGCCTTCTTGACGCGCTCCGAGGCCTTCTCGAAGCCGCCGGCGAACTTGTCCAGGCGCTTGGACGCGGCGGAGAAGGCCGACATGTTCGACGTGCCGAAGACGCTGATGGTGATGGCGCTGGTGAAGCCGCTCAGCATCGTCCCTCTCCTGTCATCGACCTCGTCTGGGCCTGGACGCCCGGGGGGACCGGGGGGTCCGCTGCGCCTTGGCCTCCTGCTCCCCCAGCCACTCGGCCGCCACCTGCAGGTCGAACACCCGGTCGAAGGGTAGGTCGTCCAGCACCTCGAAGGTGTAGGCCGGGAAGCGGTGGGCGATCACCGCGCGGGCCTGCAGGTACCAGGTGCCCTCCAGCTCCGCGCGCGCCGCCCTCAGAGCTTTTTTACCGTGATCTCCTTCGAGTAGCCCAGGGTCTCCTGGATCTTCTCGCTGAGGGCCGCGATGAGCCCAGGTTCCCAGGCGCCGGTCTTGTTGTACTCGATGTCCTGCAGGTCCAGGGCGGGATGGACCACGAAGGCGCGGACGATGTCCAGGGCCAGGCGCTGCTCGTTGCCCTTGGCGGCCTTGCCCATGCGGCTGAACTCGTCCCAGCTGGAGCCGCGCACGATGAAGGTGCGGCCGTCGGGCAGGTCCAGCTGGAACAGGCTCTGGTGGGCGAACTTGGTCCTCAAGCCTTCGATGATCTCGGGTGTGACGGTCGTGGGGGTCATGGGGTCCTCCAGTAAGGGGTGGGTGGCCTGGGGAGGGGTGGCGCAGGCCCCCGTGCCAGCCGCGCCACCCGGACCCCACGCCCATGGATTAGAAGCCGCCGATCATGTTGGTGGCGAAGCCCGTGCATTTGACGCTGATGGGTTCGGCGTCCTCGCTGTCGCTGAAGCCCCCGTCCGCGCCCGTGATCTCCACGCCCGTGAAGGTCTTGGACATGACCAAGTTGGCCCCCGGGTAGAAGACGACGATCGTGGCGTTGCGGATGTCGGTCGGGTCCACGTAGAGCTCTCCCGCGGCCAGGGAGCCCAGCGCCAGGGCGGCCTTCAGCTCCGCGAACGTGATAAGCATCTCCGTGACCTCGAAGTCGATCTCGTAGGTCTTATGGTTGGAGCGGACGACGCCGTGGGCGCCCTTGAAGCCGGCGCCGAAGACGGGCTTCTTGTCCTTGGCCACCTTCCAGTTGAAGTTGACGAGCCCGAAGACGGGCATGCCGTTGATCAGCAGCTTGACGCTGTTGCCCGCGACGCCGTCGGCGAGTCCCGGAGTGATGTTCATGACGGTGCTCCTTGTCGGCTACGACCCACCCGGACCTAGTCCAGGTAGACCTTCTCCAGGATGATCTCGAAGGCCTTCATGCTGTTGACGCTGGCCCGGACCTCCGCCTCGCCCAGGCTGCGCATCTCCTCGGTGGAGGTCAGCTGCAGGTCGTAGGAGTCGATCTCGCCCTTCTGGACCATGAGGTTGCCCACCTGGCGGATGTCCGCCTCCATGAGCAGCAGACCCTCGCCGGCGCTGTCGTTGGGCTTGCCCAGGTGGGGCAGGGCCACGACCCGCGCCGCCTTGCCGAAGGCGTAGACGCTGCGCAGCTTCTCCACCCGGTTGTACGCGCTCCCCTCCGGGCAGCGCGTGTCGCTGGAGCCGAAAATCAACCCCAGGCCGGGCTCGTGGCGCATGTGGATGAGGTGCTCGGTCACCAGCACGGTCTGCTGGCCCACGTTCCACTCGGGGCAGAGCCCGGACACACTGGGCGCCGACTTGGCCAGGAGGCTCTCCTGGACCTTCAGCGCCGCGTAGCGGCCGGCCACCGCACTGGTGATGCGGTTCCAGTAGACCACGCCGTCGGGATCCAGGAAGCGGGCCTCGCCCACCGGGATCACCGCGTTCTGGTCCGCCACCGTGGCGATGAGGGCCTGGATCGTGGCCAGGTAGGTGGCCGTCTCCCCGGCCGTGGGCCGCTCGGGATCAGCCACCACCATGCGCGGCACGTCCAGGAAGGCGAAGCGCTCGCCCAGGTTGCTCGTGACCATCGTGTTGCAGCTGGTCAGAATGGCCGCCCACAGCGTCAGGCTGTCCGCACCCACGAAGTGGACCCAGTTGACGTCCGTGTAGTCTTCGCTGGCCGTGATGCCGGCGATGTAATCGCCGTTTGCCAAGGTCAGGCCGTCGTTGCCGCCGGCCAGGGGGGCCGCGGCCATGGCCGCCACCAGGGCGCCGGCGCCGACGGTGGCCTTCACCACCGACTGCCCGGCGTTGATGGCGTCCACCAGCGCCTGGTTGGCCGTGCCCGTGAAGCTGTAGACCGCGTCAGTGGCGGGATCCAGGATCTCCACCGTGCGGTTGGCGCCGTCCGCCGTCACCGAGATCTCGACGGCGTTCCACCAAGCCCCCGGGTAGTAGCCCGTGATCGTGAAGGCCGTGCCGCTGGCGCCGGGAATGGCCAGGGTGGCCGTGGCCAGGGCGCTGCCCGCCAGGCGCAGGGCGTAGATCACCGTGGAGCCGGCGTCCAGGCGCTCCAGGATGGCCTGCAGCAAGGGCCCGCTCTTCAGAAGGTCGATGGCGCTGCGCTTGTCCGAGATGATGTAGCGGGTCAGCTTGTCGCCGCCCCCGGCCGCGCCGGCCACCAGCTCGATGGCGGTCGGCTTCTGGCTCAGGCCCGCCTTGCCCGAGTAGTACTCGGTGTAGACGTCCTTGATGATCTTGTTGCCCACGATGCCTCCTTACTTGCTGCCGGCCGGGGCCGCCAGCCACGCGGCCACCTTCCCCTCGAACTGCGCCGGATCCACCAGGGACGTGCGGGTCAGCCCGTGCTCCGCCAGGACGGCGGCGCCCACCGGCGCCGGCACCTTCAAGCGCCGGAGCACCGTGGCCGCCCGCTGAAGGGTGTTCACCGCATCACTGGGCGCGGCCGCGGCCACGGCGCCGTCCTCCGGCCCCGCCGCGCGGCTCTTCTGCAGGTCGTCCTTGGCCTTGTTCATGTCGGGCTCCCTAGTTCAGGATGATGTGCACGGACTCCATGGCGGACGCCTCCTCGACCACGTCCGCCACCGTGGCCCGGAGCTCCACGTCCAGCGTGCTCTGGGCCTCGAAGGGCACGCGCGAGAGCAAGGGCCCCTGGTCGCTCTCCGCGATCAGGCGGATCCGCTCCAGATGCACGGGCTCGCTCGTCACGGCGTCCACCAAATCCAGCGGCAGGCCCGTACCATGGCGCCGGATCAGCGCGTGGATCGTCTCGCACACCTTGTCCACGATCGTGACGCCGCTCTTGCCGCTGGCCGCCGCGCTGCGGATGGTGAGGCGCAGCGTCAGCCGGCGTGTCCACAGCTTCTCGTAGACCCACTTTCCCGTGGTGGCGTCCAGCTCCCGGCGATCGTAGCGGCCCGTGCCCTTGACGGCCAGGCGCCCGCCCAGCTTGGTCACCAACAGACACGGCCAGGGCTCTCCTGCCTGCGTCCACGCCAGCTCGTCCTTGAAGGCGTGGAGGGCCGGGTTCAGGCTGACCAGGTGCTGGGCGAAGGCGCGCTGGACGATCATGACAGGTGCTTCTCCACCGCTGCAAACGCCATGTTCACGGCCTCCTCCACGGTCTTGGGCGTCATCGCCACGCCCATCAGCCAGGCCGGCCCCATGAAGGGCCGGGGCTTCGGGTGGACGTAGAAGTAGGTCCGCGTCTCCCCCTGGGGCACCTTGTGCCGGATCAGCCACTCGCGCATCCCGGGGATGTTGTCCACCTTCACGAAGTGCCCCACCGTGCCGTACTCCACGGGCGCCGCGTACTCGCTGGGCGTGCCCACCACGACGGTCAAGGGTCCCAGCACCACGATGTGGAGGGAAGCCCGAAGCGCCCCCAGATCGATGGCCCCTTCGTCCGTCAGGCTCTGCTTGGCCTGGCTCTGCACGACCTGGGCGATCTCCAGAATGGCCAGGGCCAGGCTCTTGGCCAGAAGGGACGGGAAGGTCTTCAGGAGCTTCTGGGTCTTCTCCAGCGCCTTCTTGTCCATCAGCATGGTCACGCCCACCGGCATCAGGCGCCCCCGTGCAGCTTCTTGGCGGCCAGTTCCAGATGCGTCACCGTGCCGAAGAGGTTCCGAGGCACCACGTCCACCACCCGGTAGCGCCAGGTGCCGTGCGTGAACTCGTCCCCCTCGGACACGACCGTCTGAGCGCCCACGATCACCAGGAGCTCGTGCCCCTCCTGCAGCAGGTCCTCCGGCGCCTTGGCCGTGAGCACGGCTGGGACGGCCACGGGGGGCCCGAAGCTCTCGCCCGGGTCCCCCGCGAAGCCCGTGGGTGACGGTTGCTGGCGCTGGCGCAATTGGACCACGTCTCCTGTGGAGGTCAGCAGCGTGGCCATGTCCGCCAAGGCCAGGGTCTCCTCGGTTGCCGTCAGATAGCTCATGTGGTGGCTACGGCGGTGGATCCACGTTCAAAGAGCAGGGACTGGAGGGTGGCCTGGCGCTGGCCCTCCTCCATCTCGATCAGGCGCTCGTACTCGCCTTGCGCGTGCGCCAGCAGTTCGCGCCAAGCGCCAGCGGCGCGCGTCGTGTCGATCTCGATGGCGCCCGCCTTGAAGCTCGGGCGCCGGGCAGCCTTGGCGATCTCGATCCGGCAGCAGGTGGGCGTGGCGGCCAGGAGCAGCAGCTCCAGGTCCAGGCCCGTCAGCTCCGGCGTGATCGTTTCCTGATCCGCCCCCACCTGGTAGCCCCGTTCGAAGTCCCGGTTCATCAAGGCCACGCCCCGCCGGATGGCATTCCGCAGCTGCTCGGTCGTCAGCTCGGACTCGCTGGCCGCGACCAGCTCGCCGCGCAGCACCTGGATCAGCTGGGTGATCGTCGTGGCCATGGGTCAGCTACCGGCGGTTGCCGCGGCCGCCCCGCCCAGCCCGCGGAGCCGGGGCTTGAGCCGGGGGCGGAGCATGGTCAGGACCGGTCTCCTCCCGCTCGCCGGCGTTCGGCGCATCCCCAAAGGGATCCGCCTCCCCGCCGCCCTCGTCCTCGGTGTCCTCGTCGGGCACCGTGAGCAGGGTCACATGCTTCGTGGCCGAGTCATCCTCATCCTCCGAGCCGCCCGGATCCAGCGTGTCATCGGTGACATCGTCCGTGCCATCCGTGGCGCCCGGCGTGCCGGATCCGTCGCCCAGATCCGGATCCGATGGGTCCTGGGCCGGGCCCTGGCCTTCGCCCTCGCCCTCGTCCTGGCCTTCGCCCTCGCCCGGTCGGAGAGTGCCATCGGCCGTCAGGCCCATGGGCAAGGGGTGGCCGTCGTCGTCCAGGATCTCCAGGAGGTCCGTGCGCGCCGCCACCTCGGGCGGCACGCTCCCCGGGAAGGACCGGGCCTGATCGACATGGAACACGTGGTCGCCGATGACCACGATGGTGTGACGGGCTCGCACGCGCGGCATGGGGTCCTCCAGATCCAATCGATGCGAATGCCGGCCAGGCACACGCCCGGCCGGCGGCAGGTCCTCGCCCCGGGGCCTAGCCCGTGATGACGATCTTGTAGACCAGGTCGGGCCGCGTGATGCCCATGGCGCACTCGTGGTAGGTCAGGAAGCCCACGCGGAAGCCGGCCTTCTGGGGATCGACCTTCAGCGGCGTGCGGATGTCGTACTTGCCGATCTCGTGGTCCGGCAGGACGATCACCTCGTTGGCGCCCATGGAGGCCGTGTTGAGGAGGCCCGCCCCGCCGAAGCGGTTCAGCACGCCCTTCTCGATGAACTCGCGCCGGGACTCGGGGTCCAGGTTGAAGTCCTTGAGGTCGATGAGGCGGCCGCCGCGCAGGAGGATCCAGCGGGCGTTGAGCTCCTTGTCGTTGATGCGGCTGATGATGGTGCCCAGCGCCACGTCGGTGAGCTTGCCGCCCGTCGCACTGGCCACGTTGGTTTCGGGCGCAAGGGCCGCGGCGGCGGACAGGAGCGCCACCACCTTGGCGTTCAGCTTGTTGCGGATCTCGCTGGCCGCCTCGGTCTGCAGCTCAGTCAGCTTGCCCACGTTGCCGTGGTCGAGATCCGTGACGTCGATGGAGGGGTTGGAGTGGAGGCGGAAGATCGGGAAGTGGACGATCTCGTCCTGGTTCACCTCCTGGCGATGGGGCTGGCCACCCACGCCGATGTAGTGGGCGCGCTGCCCCCGGCGCTTGGCGTGCTTGGACTCCTCGCCGGCCTTCAGCTGGGTCTCGGTCAGGACCAGGGGCACGATGTTCTTGCGGTCGATCTCCATCTTGACCACCGAGACCACGGACTCGGCCAGGGCGTGAAGGCCCTGGTCCGTGCGCGTGGACTCCTGCATCAGCGCGCCCATGGCGGCCAGGAACTCAGGGTCCTTGGTGCTGTTCGTCTTCACGTCGGAATTCTCCTTGCTTGATGCCTGCCGATCATGCCCCGGGTCAGGACGGAACGACCTGGCCGTGGTTCGTCCAACGGGCGGTGAGCTCGCTGCCATCCAGGGACAGCACGATGGCCACGATCTTGGTGCCCGCAGTGGCCGCCTTCAACTTGGCCGTGGTGGCGTCGAAGGTGAGAAGGGTGCCGGCCGCGGGCGTGCCCGTGAACTGGTCCGTCTGGAAGACGAAGTCCCCCATGTCCACCACGCAGGGGGTGGTGTCGTTGGTGCCCTGGGCGGCGCAGTCCTTGTCCGCCCGCTTCAGGATGCCGGCGGGGACGTGGGCGGCATCGGCGACCACGGAGAACTCGTTGTTGCCGACGCTCCTCAGCACCTGGCCCGGCGTGCCCGGCCCTTTCAGGACGCCGTCGCCGAACTCGATGCCGGGGTGGGAATTGTTGTACATGATGCGCTCCTTCTAGCTGGTGAAAACCGCCCCGGCATCACCGGGTGGGAGAATGGTCAATCGACGGACTCGCCCCGCTCATGGGCCAGGCGGTCCTGGTAGATGGCCTCCAGGCCGGCCTTGAGCTTGTCCGTCAGGGACTTGGGCTCGGGATCGCTCCCCGTGACCGGCGCCTTGCTGGCGTTGGCGCGCAGCGTGCCCTGCCCCGACGCGCTGGCCGTGCCGCCACCCGCAGCCGCGGCGGCAGCCGCCTTCTCCTCCTCGGTGGGCTCCGCAGCAGGGTCCTTGTCGGGCAGGGCCTTCCACGTGTCCTCCACGGCCTTGCGGGCCTCGTCGGAGAGAGCGGCCAGCTTGTCCACCTCCGCCTGGCGCGCGGCGTCGTCCGCGAAGGGCCGGCCCTTCTGCTCCATCAGAGCCACCAGGGCTTCGGCCGCCTGCTGGGCCGCCGTCTTGGCCTTCTCCTCCTCGGCCGCCTGGATCTTGCCGACCAGCTCCTCGTTCTGGACCGACAGCCGCTCCGCGACCTGCAGGAGCTCGGCCTGCGTCATGTCCTTCAGCGGCTTGTCGGTAGCCGCCTGGGCCTTCGTGTCCTTCATGTCGTCCGTCTCCTTGCTGATGCCCGTGAGGATCTGGATCACGCGATCCGCCGTGTCGGTGGCGGCCTGGCGGATCTTCGTGCTCGTCTCGTCCAGCGTGGCCTTGCCCGCGGTGAGATCCCCCACGAGCGTGGCCACCACCTGACCAAAGGCGTCCTGCGCCCGCCACAGGTCGTCCCGGATCTCCTGCTGGATGAGGACCTGCTTGACGTTCTCGGGGCGCGCGCCCATCTCGCCGTAGCCGTAGGACGTGGCGCGCAGGCGGCCGTCCGGGCCATCCCCCATGGACGTGATGTCGGCCTTGGGGTCGGCGGGCTCGTAGCCCTCCAGCAGGCCGGCGCCCGTGAACGTCACGCCGTGCAGGATCTCGAAGCAGTCCTTGCCCTCGACCTGCTGCCCCTTCTGCTTCTTCAGGTGATCGCAGCGGTCCGCCACGGCCGTGTGGGCGTGGCCGCAGATGGAGCACTCGCCCTTGGCGTAGGAGCACTCCATGGAGACCTTGGAGATGAGCTCCTCGTGGATGAGCTTCCTGGCCTTGGCGGCCAGCTCGTCGGAGCCCGTGAACAGCTTGCCGGCGCACACCACTCGGCCGCCGTCCGTGTCCTCGAAGGCCGCGGACTCGGTCTTGCCCACGATGTCCTGGGCCTTCTGGCCGTGCTTCAGATTGATCTTGACGCCGGCGGCCGACGGCGCGGCCTGCTTCAGCTCCTCCACCGTGAAGTGGTCACCGTTCCGGTTGGTGCCGGCATGGCACAGGACGAAGGCGATCTCATGGTCCTCCTCGCCCTCGGGCTTCTCCTCGGCCACGGCCACCAGGCGCCCCACCTCCAGGCGCGCGGTCATGCGGGACTGAAGGGCGGCGGCGGCCTGCATGGCCTCGATGGCCGCGGCGTCCACGGGGGTCTTGGGCTTCACGTCATCCTCCTTGGGCTCGGTGGGCGCCTTGGCCTCTTTGGCCGTACCCACGAACAGGTATTCCTTGGCCTTGGCCGGATCCTCGTCCCGGCGCTTGCCGGCCAGGCTGGCGTAGGAGAAGTCCTTCGTCTCCAGGCGGAACTCGCGCCCGGCCTTCTCGAAGAGCTCCTGCATCTCGGCTTCGCTGGGATAGCTGTGGTCGCGGTAGGAGAGCAGCCAGTCCGGGATGTGGTCGGCGGCGGCGAAGACCTCCTGGAAGAACTCCAGGATGTTGGCCTTGGTCAGGTCGGCCTGGGTCTTCTCCATCTTCGTCACGCTGTCGGCCTTGGGATTCCGCCCCTCGCCCTTCACCATCACCGCTTCGACCACGTGGTAGTTGGCGCTGTAGTTGGCCGCGCTGAACTCGGTCACGTAGGGTGGGTCGAAATAGGCCAGGTCGGCCTTGACCTTGGGCAGGAACTCCCGCACCTCCAGGCGCTGGGCCGTGCAGGTGGGTCCCTCCTGGACCATGGAGTTAAGGCGCCGAATCACCTCGCCCAGGCGCTTGTGGAACTGCTCGGGGCTGTAGCCGTCCTCCGAGACCTTGCTGGTGGTGAACTGCGGGAACCAGCCGCGGGCCGAGAGCATGGTGGCACCCAGGGCGGCCAGGGCGATGTCGCGCTTGAAGCCCTTCAGGGTGTCCACGTTCTCGCGCACCTCGTCGATGACGCCGTGGATCTCGGGCTTCCAGAACTTGTCCTTGTAGTTGTCCCGGACGAAGGTGCCCGCCTTGGGGTTCGGCTGGCAGAGGGCTTCGATCTCCTCGTCCGTCACCGTCTCGGTCTGGTTGACCACCACGGCCCGGGCGATGTGATGGGGCCAGTGCAGGCTGTCGTTGGAGTGAACCTGGTACCCTTCGCGCTTCAGCATGTAGCTGACGCTTCCGCCGCCGGCGAAGGCGTCCACCACGGTCTTGACGCCCTCGGGGATCTGCTCCCGGATCCAGTCCAGCAGCTTGCGCTTGTTCCCGATGTACTGGACACCATGGGTGGGCGCGCCAGCGCCCTGGGCGGTCAGCTCAGGGAAGAGGGCGGCATCGACCGTCAGGAAGGACGTGTGACCAGACATCTGGGTCCCGCGAATGATTGTCGCGGGATACGATCTCTCCCATGAGAGGAGATGTCAAGAGGTCTGAGAAATAAGTGGTGGATCAGGGCTGGTTGATTGCTGCTCTTATGCGCTTCAGGAACTCACCGTAGTCCGACACGTCCTCCTCGTGGATCTCACCGGCACTGCGATAATAGCCCACGTGGGTCTGCCAATACTCTAGCATCTCCCGGCTGACCAGCTTCTCGCCGGCTTCCAGCATGCGGTTGATGAGGTCGGAGGGGATGTCCTCGTCATCCGGGTAGGCCGCATTGAACTCGTAATCCAGGCGGTCGTCCTGCGTGATCCAGGCGCCGATGGGCGCCTTGCGCGTGGAATCCGGGTGGAAGTCGAAGACGTAGAACCAGAGCACCTTCATGGCTTCATCTCCCCCGTGGCAATCAGCTCGTCGGTTACCTCCGCCGCCGCCCGGTCAAGAATCTCCCGAAGGGCGCCCACCCCGCCCGCCTCCATCACGGTCTCATCCCAGGCGGCATAAATGCTCGCTTGCCGCTCGTCCAGGCTGTGGGGATCGTTGCGGTTCACCAGAATCGAATAGACTCCTTTCACCTCACGAAGCGCGACCTGATGGCCCTCTTGCTTCTGCACATCGCACTCAAAGAAGTGCACGGGGTGGCCGCACCCGAATCGATCCAGGATGCTCATCTCGGCGAAGAGCAGCCAATGACGCCAGCGCTCAATATCGCCCGTCGCCCGGTTAAAGATGGGTGTGGCCGACAGAACACGGATCCCGGCATAGAAACCGAACATCCGCCCTCCCCCTTGCAGCGGCGTCACACACACTCCGAAGCCAAACGGCTCACCAAGGGCGTCCAAATATTGCTGGAATGCTGCAATGGCCTCTTCGCGGATATCGCTCACGGCGTCCTCTTCAAACTGGCCATATTCGTCACGATCACATCCTCAATCTTTCGCCCGTCCGGAAGCACCTCAATGTTGTGCCTTTTAAAGAGATTAATCAAGCTATTTCTTTCTGTCTGACTCTTTACAAACACGCCTTCAAGATTATCTAAAATTGGAATTGTCCCTTTAAAAATAGTCTCATTACTTGCCGACCTTACGCAAGCCTTCCACCCTTTCGGAGTGGTGTGCCTGGCCATGCTTACGAAGTCGCCGATCACTTTCCCGAAATTGTCCGTGTTGTAGCTGATGGCGTCAGCTCGCCCAAGCATCTCGGTCTTGAGCAGGATCCGGCTTTCCTTCAAGGTGGCCCGCTTGGCGATCCTGGTGAAAAAATAGCTCGCCCCCCCCGTGTCCAAGTCCCGGCCCGGGCTCATGCCGCCAATGGGAACCCCGACGCTGAACCGCTCTGCGGTAGGAATGAACGCCCTGTTGGTGGGCAGCACGGTCTCGAAAAAGTCATGGATTGACCCGCTGTATATCTTGTGGGTCAGGACGTAGTCCTTCATCTCCTTCTCGATGACCGCCTTCCCAACATCAAACCGGTACTGCACGCGGGTTCCAGCCCCGGCAGATTTCCCCGTGGCGGTCGCCATCTGATGCACCCCGACAGGGTCATAGTCCAGTAGCTTCGTGACGTCCTTCACTCCAAGATGGTTGCTCCACGCAGCCCGCCAAATTCGGACCGCCTCCTCGGTGCTGCCTGCCTCTCTTGCCTGATCGGCTGCCGCGACAAAAGCCGGAGTCTTGTCGACCGTAGCCGCATAGGCCGTCTTCTGCAAGTACATCAGCTCTTCATCAAGCGCCGTCGATGGCGTTGCGTCAATCCCCAGCCGCTTCAGTCGCTCCATGGCCTTGGCAATGCCCGTGTCGCTTGCTGCGCCGTCAATTCGGACGGTCATCCTGCCCTGCATGGCAAACGCCCGCTCATCAGACAGACGCGGCACCAAGGTCTCCCGCAGGGACTCCTTCTGAAACGGCTTGTAGACAGCCGTCACTCCGTCACCCAAGTCGATCTCAAACTCGCGCAGGTTGTCTCGCAGCCCGCCACGATAGAACTCTGTCAGCGGCACATTGTCCTCGACGACCTCCACGTGCTTTCCATGGATCGTCGTCTTGTCCTCCGTCCACCGCTCCCGCCGCCTCACTTGGATCCCATCGCCCTTTTGCGCCTGCGGGGTCTTGGACGCATTCCGCAGCTCTTCGGCTGTCGGTTTGTACTGCCTGACCTGCGGGATCGTTGCCGCCCGCCCTTGGATCTGCGCGACCCTTGCCTTCTCGACATCATCCAAAATAGCCAGATACCGCTTGGCCATCGCCCTTTCAAGCGGCGAGGAGGACTTCCCAAGGGCTAGCAGCTCTTTCCGCAAGTCCAGCGCCAAGTCCACCTTGGACACGTTGAACTTCAAATCGCTGGCCGCATGGTGATTCAGCGTTTTCACAGCATCAAGAACCCTGCCCCAGTATGGATCAGCAGGCGATCGCACCAAGAGATCCCCGCCCGTGGCATTCGCTTCCAAAAACGCCACCAGGTTTCGATCCGCGTCCGGTCGCATCTTGAACTGCAGCGTGGTCCGCTTCCCGCCCCCCGAAAGGGATACCTCGCGCACCAGCACGTTCTGGTCCTCGATGTCGCCCTTGTCCACAGCCAGGGATCGCCCCTGCCAGCCGGACTCACGGATGACCTTCACCTCCTCCTTCAGGTCGACGCGGCTGCCCCGCGCCCAGGCCGTGCCCCCATCAGCTGCCGGCGGCGGCGCCGCCTCCTCGACCACCTGGCCGAAGCGGAAGGACACCTTCCGCCCCAGCCGCGCCGACTCGATCTCGCTATAGAAGCGCTCGAAGTCCGCCCGGAGGGCGTTCTTGCGCTCCACGGCAGCCCGCAAGAAGTCCTCCAGGGCGCCCGGCTGACCAGCGAAGCGCCGGCCGGCATAGGGCATGAGCATCTCGCGGTAGGCGGCGTCGGGAATCGCCTCCACCCGCCTAATCCACTCCTGGGTGGCCCGCAGGTCCAGCTTGATCTTCCCGTCCCGGTGGGCGCGCAGAAGCTTGTTGATGAGGGGCTCGTCGAAGCGCCCGCCGGCGTTGGGCGCATAGTCGACGGAGAGCTTGTCCTTGCCGAAAAACTTGAAGAGCTGGCCCTTGTCGATGCCATAGACCTTGCCGTCCCGCGCACGCAGGAACTGGCCCGCGTGGCCGTCGTGATTGGAGATCAGCCAGTCCACCACCTGCTCGCGCTGGATCTGCGCAAGTTCGGCTGGCGTGATGGCTGCCAGATCCAGCTTCTCGAAGCTGTGGGGGTCCTTGAGCCCCTGCTTCATCTTCTGGATCGATCCCGAGCGCATGCGACCATGCATGTCCTTCAGCCGGATGGTCCGCACCTCGATGGCGTCCGGGTCGATCTCGCGCTGGATGAGGTAGGCCACCTCGTCGCCAAAGGCACGGAACTCCTCGGCGATGGGCTTGAACAGCCACTTGTCGCCGGCCTTGTCCGTGTAGAAGTACTTCGTGTGGACGCCGCCCAGCTCGCTGGCGTCGCTGTGAAAGGTGAAGGGATTCTCGGCCTTCAGGGCCTCCCAAGCCTCGTCGGCGCTGCGCGCCTGGACGGCGGGCGTGGCCTTGGGGGCAGGCTTGGGAGCGGCCGGTTTGGGCGTGGCGGGTTTGGCGGGCGGCGCCACCTTCTTGAGCTTCGCCGCCTCCTTGGCCGCCGCCACCTTGGCCGCCACCTGCTCGGCGATCTTGGACTGAAGGGGCTTCTGGGTCAGGTAGGTGACGGTCTCGGCCTTCGTGAACCATTGGAAGTTCTTGACCTTTGCCGCCTTCAAGACATCGCGCAGCGCCGACTGGCCCGTCAGCTCCACCTTCAGAGTGAAGGCGTCCTGGGCCTTCGACAGATAGCCTCCCAGATCCGCCGCCTTCTGCGGGCCCAGGATCTCCAGGTGCTTCTGGACATGCACCAGCAGCTGGTCCAACTGCTGGTGGAAGGCCTGGAACTGGGCGGGATCCGCCTCCAGGTCCTTCAGCTTGACCAGCGTCGTATGAAAGTCCGCCGTAGCCTGGTCCGCCAGCGCCGTCTTCTTGGCAGCCTCCTCCGCCGCCTGCTTGGCCTTCTTGGCCGCCTCCTCCGCCTGCTTGAGCGCCGCCGCCTTGGCTGCATCCGTGGCGTGATCCGCCTTGTAAATGGCGGACAGCAGCTCGTCCTTGGTCTTCAGCGCCCCGATCTTGTACTTCTTGAACCACGCATCCAGCTCGACAGGCGTGTGTCCCGCCAGCCACGAATCGCTGTGCCCCGTCATCTCGGACAGCATGACAAGCCGGTCCGCCTTGGTGCGGGCAATGGACACGCCCTTCTCCTTGGCCACCTCCCGCAGCTGGACCATGGTCAGCTTGCCGTAGTCCCCGCTCTTCAGCGCCTCCTGCACGGCCCCGTCCCCCAGCGCCTGGTCCGCCAGCTGCGCCTCCAGGGTGCCCAGGTCCGTGATCTGGGATAGAGACCCACCAGGCACGTGCGTGCAGCGGCACGCCGGGTGCAGGGGCTGGCTAGGCAGGTCCTGGAGATCGAACTCCCTGCCGTCCAGCGATCCACATTCGGGGCACTCCCGTTCGTCACCGGCGGTCAGCCAGCGCGCGCTCTTGACCCCGATCTGGGCCTCAAACTTCTTGGCGCCCTGGTTGTAAGCCCGCATGGTCTCGCTTCTCGCGATCAGCTCGGCACGCTGCTGCACGGACTTGAACACCGTCTTGCCCGCCTGGCGGAACTCCTCCGGGTCCTTGACGATGCCGCCGATGCGCCGGGCGATCTTGGCCGGGCCCTCGCCCTGGGCGATGCCCACCTGCGCGACCCCCTTGACGCCGGCGACGAGGTCGTCTGAGAGCTTGCCCAGGAGCTGCAGCTGGTAGTTCGAGAGGAAGTCCAAGGCGTCAGTGGGGACAAGGGAGAAAGCCGCCTCGGCCAAGGCCTCCCGGCCCGCCTGGTCCAGGGCCTGGTAACCGCCCAGCTTCTGGGCGCCCAGCTGGGCGAGTTTGCCTTCGATGCCGGCCTTGGCCAGGTCCCCCGTCATGCCCTGGTAGGCCAGCGTGAGATCCTGCTTCAGCTGCTCCGCCGTCTGGGCCAGGTGCTTCTCCAGGGCCTTCAGCCGCACCAGCTGCACGGACTTGCCCGGCTGGGCGCCGGGGCCGAACTGGGAGAGATCCCCCAGGGCCAGGATCTGCGCCTTCACATCCTTGGCCGCCCGGTCCAGGGCCTTCAGACTGCCGGCCAGGACCTCGTCCGAGTAGGCGCCGGCCTTGGCCAGGCTCTGAGCCGTGGCCTGTTCAATGGCCTGCCGCTGAGTGAGGGCGTAGGAAAGGAGGGCCCGGCTGCCCAGGGGCAGGAGCAGGGCCTCCACCTCCAGGTGGAGTTCTCCTCGGGGCAGCGGCGGATGCGGGCTGCCACACCTGCAGGCGGCGGCTGGCATCAGGCGGCCTGCGGCTCCGCGGCGTCCAAGGCCTGGACGCGCTCCATTGCAAGCGTGCGGGCCCGCGCCCGGATAAGCTGGTCCACCTGCTGATACAGCCCGGCCACGTCGCCCGTCTGGGGCGCCGGCGCCGCGGCGCCTGGGTCCTCCTTGGGCGCCCCCTTCAACCGCTCCGCCAGGTTGAGCAGGAAGGCCACCTGGTCCTGGGTCAGCATCTCCTGCTGGGCCAGGCCCACGATGTCCCCGGGCGACAGAGGCGCGATCACCTGCTTGGTCTCGCGCCCGATCTGCGCCTGCTCGATGTCGGGGGACAGGCCCATCATGGCCTGCAGGCTGCGCACACTGATGAGCCCACGGTCGTAGAGGTCCACCAGGACCTTGCGCTGGTCGGCGCCGGCGGACAGGTCGATCTCCGGGAAGGCGATGTGCAGGCTCTCGCCTTCCTTGCCGCGCATGGCCAGCCAATCGTCCAGGACCCATTGGAGCATGTCGCGCGCCATGTCCCTTAGGTCCGACAGCATGAGCTGGATCTTGGCGAAGCCCAGGCTGGCCGTGGAAAAGTTGGCCCCGTCCCCGGAGACCAGGGCGCGTGTAAATCCCATGGCGACGATGACGTCGCTCTTGGCCTCCCTCACCTTCTCCTCGGTCTTCAGGGTCTCGCCCTCGGCGCCGTAGGTCTCGATGGTCACGTAGAAGGGCACGACGGCGCCCTGGCGCGCGCTCATGCCATCGACGATCTTCTTGATGTCCTTCAGCATGCTGGGCTTGGGCATGACCACGGTCTTGCCGAACTGGCCACCCACCTTGATGAAGCGGATGGGCGTGGCCCAGCGCTTGGCGATGGCGCGCTCGGCGCGCCGGTAGTCGCGCAGAAGCTCGATGGACTCGAAGGCCGGCAGCACCATGCTGGTGCCGTGCTCGGCGAAGTCGGGCGCGTCCCACATCCAGCGCCGGAACTGCTCCAGCGACACGTCCGTGTGATCCCGGGGCAGGCCACCCTCGTCCTGCAGGAAGGAGCGCACCTTCACCACCTGCCCATCCTTCACCGTCGTCTCCAGCAGCAGGGGGTTCAGGACCTTGATGCGCTCAAAGTCCTGATAGAGCGGCTTGCCCTCCTCGTTCTTGGCCTTCTCCTCCCCGCCGTACTCCTTGAACGCCGCCGCCTCGCCCTTGGTCAAGAGCTGCAGCAGCTGGTCCTTCAACCAGCGCTTGAGGTTCAAGCGTCGCTTCAGGGCATCCACGTCCTTCTGCAGCTCGGGCGTGCTGGCCAGGAGGGTGAAGTCATCCCCCACGGCCAGGGTCCGCCAGGCGTTGATGCAGTTGTTGACGATGGGTTCCTGCTGGAAGTACTCCCAAGCCTTGGCGCCGCGTTCGTGCCACTCCTTGGGGATCCCGTCCACGGAAGTCTCGCTGGCGAAGGGATCGATCGTGGCCGCCTGGGCCGCCATCTCGTCGCCCACCTCGACCACGCCTTCCGCCGTTTGGCGGACGGGAAAGAGCCCGCGGCTGAACAGCTTCACGATGGCCTCCTACACGAAGATGTCGCCGGTCAGGACCGGCATCACGAACTCGGCCTCGCCCATCGACCCATCGTCCACCAACTGCTTAAAGAGCTCGCGCTCCTTGCGCAGGACGGCGCAGCGGGTGGAGTCGATGATATGGTCATTGCCCTTGGAGTACACGATCCGGCTCGCCTGGCTCTGCGAGTAGGTCTGGGTGGTGAACTGGTCCTCCCAGTCCGGATCCACCTCGCCCGCGGGGAAGAGAATGGTCCGATTCGCCAAGCGCCCATTGATCAGGCTGGTCATGTACTCCTTGACGCGCTGGGTCTTGGGCCGGCCCTGCGTATCGTAGCCCGTGGTCAGGCTGCCGCCGAAGTCGTAGGTCTCCAGCCGATGGGCGAACTGGTGATCCGTGTAGCGGTCCTCGGTGGTGAGGATGTGCTCCACGGACAGCCCGTTGGAGCCGGCATCCAGGCCCAGCCCGGCAAAGTCGAAGTGGTCGTCAAGGAGGGCGATGAGCGCCGCCTGGTAGGTGTAGGGCAGGTGCTCGTTGTGGACTCGGAGGACAGGCACCAGGCGCCCGCGCTCGTCGTCCAGCCAGACCGTCAGCTCGCTGGGGTCGTTGGTGTAGCCCAGGTCGCCGCCCAGCCAGTACACGCCGCGGTTCTCCTCCAAGCCATCGAGCACCCCGCTCAGGCGATCCGTCGCTTCGTCCACGGATTGCAGGCCATCGAACTCTTCCCCATCCAGGCGGATCACCTTGTAAAGCTTCTCCAGCTTCCGCAGGCTGGCCTGGAGCTGGCGGATGTTGAAGGCCGCATAGGACGGCGCGCCGTGCACGCCCGCCACCTCGTGCTGGAAGCCCGCCGTGTCGCGGCCGCCGAAGAATCGGGCGTCCGCCTCGATGTGGTCCTCCGTGCAGCCCGGCACGATCCAGCTGGGCCAGTGGTAGACCTTCCAGCCGCTCTTCTTGTCCGTCGTGATGCGGTAGTAGGTCGTGTTGCGCAGGCCGTTCGGGTTGGAATAGGCGCGCATCTGGCCGCCGCGGTTGAGCACGCGGCGCAGGGCCCGCCAGGCGGGCTCCGGGTACCAGGCGGCCTCGTCCACCAGCACGCGGTCGCAGTGCAAGCTGCGCACGCTCTTGCCCGTGGGGCCGGCCGGGCGGATGTAGATGATCGTGCCGTTCTTCCAGTGCATCTGGTAGTAGGGTTTGCGCGTGATGCGGTGCCGGCCGTTCTGGTCCACGGCCACCAGGCCCAGCAGGAACTCGCTGTTCTGCAGGTGGGCCTCCACCTCCTCGATGACCTTGTTGCAGTGGCCGTCGTTGGGCGCCGTCACCAGCATGCGGCCGTTCCGGGCCGTGACCCCGTAGTGCAGGACCTGGACCACGATGTCCACGGTCTTGCCCACGCCCCGGCCATCCTGGTGGACGATCTGCCGCTCCGTGTCCCGCACATCCTCCTGCTGGTGGGGCCAGAGGGCCATGGGCTGGCCGCCCGTCTCGCCATCCAGCTGCGTCAGGAAAGCCGCGGCAAAGGCCACCGGATCCAGCAGGATCTGGGCGAGGGAGATCTCGTCCGCAGATAGGCGGTCCACTTTGGGCTTCTTGAGTGCCATTGCCTTGTCCATCAAGCCTTTTCGACTTGACTTGGCCCCATCTTATCCACACGCTTAGGTCCGGAAACGACCCGGCGGAACCCGGAACCCGGCCCGCCAGGCACACCATCAGGAGACAGCATGCACCGCATTCAGGACTTCATGGAACACCTCCGGGCCAGGCACCTGGCGCCAGGGACCCTGGCGCCCTACCAGGGCGAGCTGAAGCGCTTCGCGCGCCACCTCGCCGACGAGGGCCAAACCCTGGACGGTCTGACCCTGCAGCAGATTACACAGTACGTCGCGCGAGAGGGAAGGGCAAGTGGATCCGTCCGGCGGGGGCTGACCATCCTCACCCAGTTCCTGGCCTGGGCCAAGCACCCCCTGGCCGCCGACCTGGGCGCCATCCGGCTCCCCCGCGCCTTCCCGCCCACCCCCGACTTCCTGTCCGAGGTCGAGGAGAAAGCCCTGCGCAAAGCCCTGAAGGCCCGGACGGACATCCGCAGCCAGCCGCGCGACCGCGCCCTCTTCTGCCTGATGCTGGACACGGGGATCCGTGTCGCAGAAGCGGCCGCACTCAGGGCGGGCGACGTCGACCTGGGCGAAAAGCTGGTACGCGTGACGACCAAGGGCGGCAAGCAGCGGACGCGCTTCCTGCCGGCGGAGACCCGGGACCTGCTGAAACCCCTGGTGGCCCGTCAGCGAGCCCACACGCCCCTGTTCCGGTCGTCCAGCGGCAAGCCCATCGGGGACCGGCACATTCGGCGCCTGCTGGACCAGTGGGCGGCCCTGGCCGGGATCAACCGCTCCGTCCACCCGCACCTCCTCCGCCACACCTTCGCCACCAGCCTGCTGAGGCAGACGGGCAACCTGCGTCTCGTCCAGGTGGCCCTGGACCACGAAAGTCCCAAGACCACGGCCATCTATGCCCATGTGGCGGACGAGGAGCTGCGGGCGGCCATTGAAAAGCGCAGAAATCCAGGCAGCTAAGTCTTTGACTGTTTTATTGATGCTATAATGTCCAAAGATTTCTCACTTTTAACTTGACTTGCGGCGCTTTCTCTGCGTAGTTACGCCCAACAAAACGGGAGACGAACCATGACGACCAAGACCAACACCCAGAACGGCGCCGCCACCAGCCCCATGACCTTTGGCGCCCTCGTTGAGAAGCTCGGCGACGACGCCTACATCCTTCAGACCGCCAAGACCGCCCTGCTCCTCCACATGGCCACCGGCCAGGTGGACGCCACCCAGATGGCCCGCCACGAACTGGCCCAGCGCGGCCTGGACGAGAACGGAGCTTGGATCGGCTTTGCCGCCGCCGCCAAGCTCTGGGAGACCCCCACCGAGGAGACCCACCTGGACATCGAGGACGACCACTTGGTGGCGCTGGCCCAGGTCCACATGGGCATCGAGACCCTGGAGACCCGGAACATGGACGACCTGGACTTCCACGAGGTCAGCGTCCACCAGCTGAAGGCCGCCCTGCGCGCCGCCTTCGAGCTGGGCCGGGCAAGCAAGTAACCTGGACAACACCTTTTCACCAAGGAGACTCACCGATGGCAAAGCAGAACTGGGACGTGAAGGCTTTCGTGGCCGGGCAGCTGGCCGAAGGCAAGACGAATCTGGACGGCGCCCGCAAGCGCGTGGTCCGCCTGGAGGGCGCCCTGCAGCAGGCCTTCCTGCAGCTGGGGCAGGATCAGGACCTGCAGCAGCAGATGGGCGCCGTCATGGGCCGCCTGCAGGAGCTGAAGGGCAGCCTGGACGGCGTGGCTGCCAGCCTGGACGCCAAGCTGCCGCATCCGGCGCCTGACGAAGGATAGACAGCCCAGGGCCACAAACCGACCTAAAAGGCGCCAACCAGGCGCCTTTTCCTTTAATCCGCGTTGGCTATCCTTTTGACCGTTTTAAACATCCAAAATAGTCCAAGGATTTCTCACCATTTACTTGACTTCGCAAGGTGTCTCTGCGTAGTTATGCCCAACACAAAGGGAGACGGACACCATGACGACCAAGACCAACACCAAGCAAACCGCCGCCAACAACACCTTCCTGGCCAACGTAAAGCGGGACTGGAACACGAAGATCTACAAGCACACCCTGGCCCTGGTCAACACGCAAGGCGAGGACGCCGCCCGCGCCTACCTGCAAACCTTCACCACCGCGACCCTGAACTACTAGAGGAGAAGGACCCATGGCGACCAACTTCAACATCATGAACGTGGAAACCGCCCTCGCCAAGCGCATCGACAGGACCTGGATGCGGGCCTACAACACCCAGGCGCGCGCCGATCTGGTCGCCCTGGATGACGCCGCCCTGCAGCGGGCCTACAAGCGCTTTTCCGGCTACCTCAACGACAGGACGGAACCAGAGAAGGCCGAGATCGCAGCCCTCTACGCCGAACTGCTGCGCCGGGAGTACCGGCATCGCTTCGCCCAGGAAGAAGCGGAACGCCAAGCCTGGGAAGCCCTGGAAAAGACCGGCGTCTGGCCCGGCACGGACAACCTCCCCGTGCCCAAGGTCGGCGAAAGGGTCAAACGGATGTATCCAGCCCTGTTCGGCCTGGGCATGCTAGTCACGGGCCGCGTCTATCGGGCCAAGGTTGGGTTAAGGGTCCGCCTCGATGCCGGGCAACCCATCGCCGGCGCCAAGACGGTCGGCCTGGATCGCGGTTGGCGAATCGCAGGCTAACTTCAGCCCCAACCCCCGTCACCAGCGCCCCGAAAGGGGCGCTTCGCATATATCTGGTTATCACATCCTTTTGAGTGTTTTGGACATCTATAAATGTCCGAAACTTTTTGATCTTTTACTTTACTTCGCAAGGTGTCTCTGCGTAGTTGTGCCCAACAAAACGGGAGACACACCATGTTGCTACTCACCAACGCCCCCACCCGGGTTTTCGCCAACAAGGCCGAGGCCGACCATGCGGCCGCCCAGCTGGCCCAGGGCGAGGACGAGGGCTGGACCTACACGGTCATCCCCGACCCCAAGGGATCTGGCCGCTGCACCATCGAGATCCGCGACGAGGAAGGCGAGTTCGTTTCCAAGCTGACCTACTGAGGAGCTGAACCATGAAGATCGAAGACCTGATCAACACACTCGAAGAGCTGGCCGAAACCCACCCCGGCATCGAGGTCCGCCTGATGACCCAGCATAGCTGGCCCTTCGAAAACAACATCCAGGGCATCACCACCACCAGCGCCATGGACGAGGCCGATCTGGAGGCCGAGCGCGACCGGCGCGAAGAGCAAGGCCTCCCGACGGAGAACCTCCCCAGCGAGCCCGAGCCCGCCAAGGAAGAGGTGGTCTACCTGGTCGAAGGCCGCCAGCTGGGCTACGGCCGCAAGAGCGCCTGGACCAGCTGCATCTGCTGACACGACACCACGCGCCCGGGCGCCGCGCGCGCCCGGGCCCTTCCCCAAAAGAGGACCCGATGAACGCCACCACCCCCACCATCGTCGGCCGCTTCACCTACGACCCGCAGACCAAGAACATCAGCGGGCCCGCCCGCTACATGCAAAGCGGCCGCCTGGAAAAGGTCATGGACCAGATCCGGACCGGGCAGTCCATCGTCTTCAACGAAGGCTGCCGCCTGGGCCACGGCGGCATCTCCCTCATCCTCGTCTGCGTCCAGACCGACTTCGCCGCCTGGGCCGGCGAGCAGGAGCTCCTTGCCCACTGCAAGGGATGACAAACAACCGGCACACCACGAAAGGAGACCCCCATGTCCCACTCCCCGATCATCACCGACCTGACCGCCTTCCCCAGCCTGGCCAAGCTGAACTGGGCCGCCCTGGGCGACCTGCCCGCCACCGCCGAGGAGCTCGCCACAACCCACGTTCACTTGCTGACCATCCACCAGCCCAGCAAGGAGCGCATCTATGCCGCCCTGCAGGGCGAACGGTGGAGCCCGAACGGCGAGGCCCGCCCCTTCCTGGAAGCCGCCGGCCTCTGGCACACCAGCATGAGCACCAGCGATATCCTGGTGGTCCAGGACCTGCGGAAGCCGGGCATCAAGAAGGTCATGGTCTGCGCCGCCCTGGGCTGGGAGGAGATTCCCCCGGCAGCCAGCGCCCGCCCCACGGCCCAGCCGGCCCAAGCCGAAGCCGCCGCCTGATCCCAACACCAAGCGCCCCGAAAGGGGCGTTTTCCGTTAATCTACCTAACGCATCTCTTTGACTGTTATTACTATTCATAAATGTCCGAATGTTTCTGATCTTTTACTTGACTTCGCAAGCTATCTCTGCGTAGTTATGCCCAACACAAAGGGAGACAGACCAATGACGACCCAACACTTCAGCATCAGCCACACGGACGAAACAGGCAAGACCACCCTGGTCCTGGCCGCTCTGGTCGACGGGACTTTTCACATCATGCGCAACACCATCGACGCCGAAACCATCGCCAAGGTCAAGGAGACCTGCATCCTCCTGGCCAATTACAGCGACCTCATCGCAGACCCGGACACCTTTCACCGCCTCGGGTCCGTGACGACGATCAGCCGGGTTGACGCCGACACCCTGCTGCCCGCCCTGCTGGCGCACCTCAAGGTCGCCGAGGCCAAGGCCACCGAGACCCGCAAGGCCCTGGACGGCCACACCAGGGGCAGCGAAGCCGCTGAGCTGGCCTTAACCGCCGCCACCGGCGCCCGCCTCCTGGTCGGCGACATCAAGCAGCAAATCGGACACCTGATGGCCCCCGGCGGCCGCGCCCAGGTCACCCTCACCATCGGCAAGGAAACCCGCACCATCGGCATCAAGACCATGGCCGACATCAACCAGCCCGAACGGGCCTACAGCGACGACCACTGCGGCGCCTACCAGAAGAACCCCGGCTGCAAGGTCTGGGAGCAGCGGATCCACTTCTGGGCCAAGAACGGCCGCTGGGAGGCCAGCCGCCACGAGACCATCCTGAACCGCTACGGCTACCAGCTCATCGGCTGGGCCGACACGATGCCCAAGACCGCCATCAGCCAGCACAACAGCGCCTGCTGATTAACCACCCACGCGCCCGGTGCCGGCCCCCAAGGCCGGCCCGGGCCAGACCACCTGGAGGCCCCCATGACACGCAGAGACTTCTACCAAGCCACGCCGGTCGCCCACCTGATCGAGGCCGACGCCCAACTCGAACACGCAGAGACCTACAGGCAGGACGAACGCCGCCGCCAGGCCGAAGCCAAGGACCATGCCACGCAGAAGGCCCTCTTGGCCAGCGACCCGCGCGCCCGCCTGCTCCTACAGACCCTGCCACGATTCAGGGACGTGATCGCCACGCCCGGGACCCACTTCGCCGTCCGGGCCGAAGGCCACATCGTCCAACTGGTGGTCGGCCCCAAGGGCGGCATCCGCTTCCGCCACGCTACCGCCGCCGAAATCACCCAGCTGCTCAACCGCTGACCCAGGAGGACACCATGTCGCACTACCAAAAGGCCATCCAAGCCGAACTGGCCCGCCGCGGACGCCCCAACGTTTCGCCCCGCTGGGTGGAAGCCTGGATGCGCCTGGAGCTGGGCTGCCTCGATCAGCTGGATAAGGCCCGCTGGCGCAAAGAGGTGAGCTTCGCCCTGGAGTGCATCGACATCAGCACTCCCGAGGACAACGAGAAACTGGCCGCCAGCTACCTGGGCCCCGCGCGCAACTGAAACACCCAAGGAGACAGACCCATGAAGAAGCACAACGCCCTCACCACCCTTCGCTTGGCAGCAGCCATGGTCCGCGCAGGAAGCACCGCCGACCACTACTGGGCACTGTGCCACGTCGAATTCCCAAACGTCGACCGGGGGGACCTCAACACGAAATGCCTCCAAGAGCCCACGGCAACCCGGCGCAAGGCCCTCGCCAAGCCCTACGGAAGCCCGGAATGGTTCATGCACCGCGTGATCCAGGCCCGCCGGGGACAGCACTGCGCGATGAGCAGGCTGAACACCCTCCTCGCCAGCGCCAACGCCTACATCGACTGCCTTGGGAAAATCCAACGCCCCCGCTCTGGGCAAAGGACATCGTGACCCTCTAGCCAGCCGCCACCAGCGAAACAAGGAGCAGCACAATGCCTGACTTCACCCAGATGCCCAGCCACCTCGCCCAGGCCCTCCTGGCGCGCGAGGCTGCAGCTCGGCAGGCCTTCCCCAACGTCGCACGCCCCACGCCGCCCAGGCCCACCCTGGACGACGTCCGGCGCCTGCTGGTGGACGCCAACCCGGGTGCCCAAGGCATCCGGATCGCCTGGCAGCACAAGCCAACCCTCTGCGTCAACCGCACCGACAAAGTCAGCCGCTTCTGGTCTGCCGTCGCCACGGTCACCGCCGCCGGCTATCATCCTCGATGCATGGTACTCACTCGCAACAGCAAGGGAACCGACCTGCGATGAGCGCTATCACGGCCGCGGACGGCAGACGCGCTACCGCCGTGCCAGCGCCGATTGAAAACTGACACACCCGATCACAACCCACGTGCAGAAGCACCTGGGCACCAAGCAAGGAGACGAGCAATGGCAAAGCAGAACTGGGACGTGAAGGCCTTCGTGCCGGGGCAGGTGGCGCTGGGACGCGAGACCCTGGGCGGCGCCCGCAAGCGGCTGGGCCGCGTGGATGTCCAGCTGCAGCAGGCCTTCCTGCAGCTTGGGCAGGATGCGCAGCTTCAGGCGGAGATGGCCACGGTGATGGGGCGGATGCAGGCGCTGAAGGAACGTGTCGAGCAGATCAGTGAGAAGTTGGAAGCACTCACGCCGACAAAAGCTCAAGGCTAACTAAAATTTAATCTATCAGAATATCGGGCCCTATGGCCCGCTATTAAGTGAAGTTTAAAATTGACATGCAGTATGCCATCACTTGCAAATTGTATCATTCAGTCACTCGACTTTGTCCTACAAGAAGCGATCCAGGATCAATTACTGGCAATACAGCACGAACCCCTTTTCCGAGCAAAACCCCACGAGCAGTGGAATACGTAATAGCTATTAGTGATCGTAAAAGCTGATCTGGGATCTTCACACCCAATTTATCATCAATATCAAAGACATCAGTGAAAGACTGAATCCTAAATTTAAGAGTTAAGACAATGTCTGCATAACAACTAGGTGATTCGGTAGTGCCTGTCATCAATTTTACAGAGAGCCAGATAATAATAGATTCTTCTTCAATATTGGAACCATACCTTAATCCTTGTTCAATCCATTTTTCACCATCAGTACTGGTAGTCGCATCAAATGAAAACCTCTCGATCGAGACGGTCATTAATTGAAATGAGACCACTCTCTCTTCCGTTTCCATGTTTAGCCTCTACAGTCAGCCATTTTATACTTAGGAAGAAAGGCCTGTGCACCCCAGATTTCAGTCGTTTCTTGACTTTGGATCTCGAAGGGGATACGTTGTTCTGAGGGCACCGGAATAATGATCAAGTTTTCCCCAAGGGCCGTTTCCAGACGGGCAATGGTCTCCATTGTCACATTGGCAGAACCTGAAAGAATACGGGTGAGCTGAGGCGGCTCCATGTCCAGCCTTCGCGCCAGATCTGCCTTGCTCAGGCCTTTGGCTTCGAGTCGCTCCACGATGGATGCAGCCAGCTCCATCAGGTGCTCCACCTTTTTCGAAAGGTGGGCGGGGGTGCCGTTCAGCAGGTCATCCAGGATATTGATCATGATCAATCTCAAATTGAAGTGGAAACATGCCTTCCAATCGACCGGCGCTGGAGAATCTTATCGACCCATTGCAGCGCGCAATTTCGATAGCTGCTTCTAGCTTCTGGAGTAGCTCAGCATGCCAGTTGAGCACAGGGTGCTCCTGATAAGGGCGGCCGTCCGGCTTGTAGCCGCCTCCCCCCAGGATCAAGGTGCTTTCGCTCAGTTTAAGGCAGTAGAGACGAATGATGGGATGTGCTTCACGCTTGTCAGGTAGGGCATAAAGGCTGTCATGGCGGTGTCCCTCGTGACGGAAGTACTGCAATTGAAATCTGAACCGTATGCACATCAGGCGTACCTGCGTCAGAATCTCTTGCAGTTGTTCCGTGGCCTCCTGGTTCCCTCGAACTGTCTGAGCAAGCTCACCCGCTAATGATTGCTCATGATCAGCCAGCCGTGCGTGATACACGCATCTGCCATCATTCTCCATCCACGCGTTGAGCTTGACGACGGTCTTCACTTATAAGTTAACTCCAGAAACCGATTTTGCAAGAGGAATCTCTTGATCTCAATGCCGTGCAACCATAATTCGGAATATTGCTCGATGTCCGAAAACGACCCTGTTTGCGATCAGTAAGGTAACTCACGCAACCGAAGGGATACCTCATTTTACACCAGCCGCTTCCGAGAAGTCCACGGCCCACTCAATAGTATTGCCGGATGTAACCGTAAGCCTGCCCGAACAGCTCCAGGTCCTGGTGCAGGCGGTACTTCAGCAGCGTGCGGCGCAGGGCCTGCTTGACCTCGCGCTCGCCCTGGCTGGTGTGCTGCCAGCCGGCGAAGCGCACCTGCTTGACGATCTCGTCCACGTCAGCCACCACGCGATCCACGATGACCGGGGTCTGCTCATTTCGCACCTGCTGGAACAGCTCCGTCAGGGCGGCACGGCCGCGGTCCTCGTCTTCCTGGGGCGGCGTTTCTTGCTCGGCCTGCAGGAGTTCTTGAGCCAGCTCCAGTAGGTGCTTGAGGAAATCGATGCTGTTGAGTAGCCCCTGCTCGTGCTTCTCCTTCAGCGCCTCCAGTCGCTCCGAGAGCCGTTTGAAGCGCGGGATGCCCATGTGCTTGCGCAGGCGGGCCGTGAGCTTCAGCTCGAACTCCTTGGCCTTCTTGCCCGTGTCCGGCGTATCCAGCACGGCTTCAAGCAACTCAGCATCCACCACCAGGGCTTCCAGATCATCGCGCACAGCGTCCACGTGGACGTTCTGGTGGATGAGTTCGATGGTCTTGGCGCCCAGGCTGTGCCAAATCAGCTTGCCCGCGCCCGAGGTGGGCTGGACGGATTGGTAGACCTGGCAGAGCCACTTGTAGTCCACCTCGAACCGGGTGAGAATGGGGTCGGGCGAGATTGCCTCCCAGAGCTGCTGCAACACGCTGAAGTCCGCGGCGAAGGCGTCGCGCACCGTGTTGTTGGGCAGGCACTCCTGGGCCGCCATCAGTCCCTCGTAGCCCGTCTGGGCGCGGTCCACGCCGGGGAAGTAGGCCATGCACTTCTGCACCGCCGTTGCGAGTTGATCCTTGAGCGCCTCGATGTTGGAGATCACTTTGCGGAAGCCCTGCTCGTCGAACTCCAGGGCCTTGGCGATATCGTCGAAGACGCCCAGGTAGTCCACAATGAGGCCGTGGCTCTTCTGGTTACCGTAGGTGCGGTTGGTGCGGCAGACCGCCTGCAGCAGCGTGTGGTCGCGCAGGGGCTTGTCCAGGTACATGGCCTGCAGGATGGGCGCGTCGAAGCCCGTCAGAAGCTTGGCCGTAACGATGAGCAGCTTGAGCGGATCATTGGGATCGCGGAAGCGGTCCAGCAGGCGCTCCTCCTCGTCGCGGCCGCGGTCGTAGGGTCGGAAGCGCGGGTCGCTGCCCGTGGCGGAGATCACCACCTCGCTGGCCTCCGGGAGCAGGAGCTGGTCCAGCGCCGCCTTGTAGAGCAGGCAGCACTCCTGGTCGAAGGTCACCACCATGCCCTTGAAGCCATTGGGGGCCACCTTCTCCTGGAAGTGCATGGCGATGTCTGTGCAAATGGCCTGCACGCGCTCCGGGGCCTTTACCAGCACGCTCATGCGGCTAGCGGTCTTGGCCAAGTTGTCCTTGTCCAAGTCGCTTAGCTCGCCCGTTAGCGCGGCGTAGGCCTCGTCGATGGCGGCCTTGTCGATGTGCAGCTCCACCAGGCGCGGCTCAAAGGTGAGGGGCAGGGTGGCGCCGTCGCGGATGGACTCCTCGAAGCCGTAGCGGCTCAGGTAGCCGTGACGGTCTTCATCGGCGCCGAAGGCATAGAAGGTGTTGCGGTCGCGGCGATTGATGGGCGTGCCGGTCAGGCCGAAGAGGAAGGCATTGGGCAGGGCCGTGCGCATCTTGATGCCCAGGTCGCCCTCCTGGGTGCGGTGGGCCTCGTCCACCAGCACCACCAGCCGCTCGCTGTCGTTGAGCAGTCCCTCGGCCTCACCGAACTTGTGGATGGTGGCGATGATGATCTTGCGCGTGTCCTGCTGCAGCAGCCGCTGGAGGTCGGCGCGGGTCTCGGCCTTGACCAGGTTGGGCACGTCGCTGGCGTGGAAGGTGCTGCTGATCTGCGCGTCCAGATCGATGCGGTCCACCACGATGATCACCGCCGGGTTCCCCAGCGCCGGCTGCAGGCGCAGCTTCTGCGCGGCGAAGACCATCAGCAGGCTCTTGCCCGATCCCTGGAAGTGCCAAATGAGGCCCTTGCGAGGCCGGCCAGCCAGCACGCGCTGGACGATGAGGTTGGCGGCCTGGTACTGCTGGTAGCGGCAGACCACCTTGATGCGGCGCTTCTTCTTGTCCGTGGCGAAGAGGGTGAAGTGGGCCAGGATGTCCAGCACCACGGCGGGCCGCAGCAGTCCGCCCACCGCCGCCTGGAGTCCGGCCAGCGTGCCCGGCACGGCCTCGTCCTCGCGCCAGGGACCCCAGAGGTTGACGGGCATGCGTACACTGCCGTACTTCAGCTCCTTGCCCTCGGTGGCCACGCTGAAGACATTGGCGACGAAGAGCTCGGGGACGTTGACCTCATAGTCGTCGTGGACCTGCAGGGCGCCGTCCAGCCAGCTGACGGCCTGGCGCACGGGCGTCTTGGCCTCGATCAGGACCAGCGGCAGCCCGTTAACCAGCAGCACCAGGTCGGCGCGGCGCTCGGCGGGGCCGGCGCGGAAGCTGAACTGGGTGGTGACAACGTACTCGTTGTTCTCCAGGGTCTCGAAATCGATCAGGCGCACGCCGCAGTGCTGGTGGTCGGGGCCAAAGGGCATGCTGCGATCCCCGCGCAGCCAGGCGGTCAGTTCCTCGTTGGCGCGGATGAGCCCGTCGCTGCGCACGGCCAGCACAATGGCCCGCAGCTTGTAGAGCACCTCGTCGGCACGCTCGGGCTGGGCGGCGATCTCCGGGTTCAGCCGGATCAGCGCCTCGCGCAGCCAGGCCTCCACGAAGACATCATTGGTGCGCCGGGGCAGGTGCTGGAGCGCCAAGTAGTGCCAGCCCATGCCGGAGAGGGCGCCGTCGCGACGGGCCAAGCCGGGACCGATGGCCGTGTGGTGGGTGACGCCGCCGCAGAGGAGGTCGCGGATGAGAGTCTCGACGGTGGAGGCTTCATTAAAGGGCATCAGAGTTTTCTCCGTTCACCGCCTTGTGTATTTGTTTGATAGCCATCTCGCGCCGTACTTCTACCGCAGACAGAGCACTCCTAACAAAACCAAACAACTGAGATGCATAAGCCCACGCTTCAGATGATGGGAGTGAAAGAGGTATGGACTCTACGATTGAAGTGTTTATGTTTTGCATCGTCGTGCCAACGGCATTTGCGTTCAACCACATCATTGACTTCCGCGATGCAAGTGACTCAACTGCCAGATCTGAAGGTATTGATGGATCAAGTCTGATTCGAACTGACCCTGTTCCACATAGCCAACCATCATTCTCACTAGTAATCAAAGCACGACGATCAAGCTCACCACGACGAGGTAGAAGGATATCACCAACCTGGACCTGATGGACACTCAATCTTCGTGCAATCTCCAAAGGGACGCGCGCGATGCCGTCAACTAGTACCTTGTCATCGATCATGTTTTGCGGCATGATGACCGGAACGCCCTCCTCACTATAGTCAGACTGATGCAGCTGGGCACCAAATGGTCCGATTTGAACTCCGTTATTAACCACACAGTCGCGAATGAGCCTAATGTGTCTCGCTTTATCTTCGAAATATTCCACTCTTAAAGAACCGCGAAGCACCTTAAGAACTTGGTTTAAGTTGTACAGCTCATATATGGTTTGTGTAGCCGATTGAATTAGCTGAAGTAGCCGTTGCTGCTCGGTCAGCGGCGGCAACGCGAACTCTTCTGACGCAAGGGTCTTCCAGTTGATGGTCGGCGACAAGGAGCCTACCGAGATCGACTGCGCCCGTTCCATGAACACATCGCTTTGCATGAAGAAGGGCAAAAAGTCGGGCAGGACAGCTCCGGGCTTGGCGCGCAGCACCATGGCGTGAGCCGAGCAGATGCCCTCGACGTCGGCGACGGCCAATTTGCGTTGGTAGGCGCGGCGCTTGCCGAAGATGATGTCGCCGGGTTGGAAGCGGAGCTTGGTGGATTCCACCTGGTCCGGCGTGCCCCAGCGGCGGATGGTCAGGCTGTCCGAGTCGAGGTGTTCCAAGCCCACATAGCGCTCTACGCCCGCCTCGGAGGGGTTGTCCACACGGTCGGTAATGTGATGGGCTAGGTCGCCGAAGCGCACGCGGGTCCAGCCGGGCTTCAACTCACTCATCGCCGGCCTCCGTCGCGGTCTCATCCACCAGCCCGTCCAGCAACTCTACCACGCTGTCCATCTGCAACCAGAACTCTCGCCCGGACGCTTCCCAGGCGGCCCAGGCTCCCGCCAGTGTGGCGGCCTCGCCAGAGCTCGCGCCAACGCCTTTGGAGGTTCGCTTGACGTAAAGGGGAATGGAGAGGCTGTGGCCCTGGGCGGCGATTTGCTCAAGGCTCGCCACGGTCGCGAAGCCTGGTTGGTCCGCGTGGGCCGAGTAAGCTGCTTCGATGTGCTCCAGGTGCTCGGGCCGGAGAAGGCTCGTGGAGCGTTCCCGCGCTACCTCGTTCACCGCGTCGATGAACAGCACCTTGCCGCGTCGCTCGGCGGGCTTGCAGGCCCGGCAGATCACTACGCAGGCCTCCATGGGCGAGTTGTAAAAGAGGCCAGCGCCCAGGCCCAGCACGCAGTCCACCCAGTCTGCCTCCACTAGGAAGCGGCGCATCTCCGCCTCCTCCTTGCGGAAGAGCACGCCGTGGGGGAAGAGGATGGCGCAGCGGCCGCTCTTGGGGTACAGGCTCTTGAGGATATGCTGTAAGAAGGCGTAGTCGGCGCGGCCCTGGGGCGGCGTGCCCAGGAAGTTGCGGCCCCAGGGGTCGCTGCTCCAGGCTTCGCGGTTCCACTGCTTGATGGAATAGGGCGGATTGGCCAGCACCACATCGAAGGTGCGCAGGCGGTCGCGCTCTGTGAATGCCGGAGCAGCCAGGGTGTCGCCCCGGGCGATCTGGGAGTCCTCCACGCCGTGCAGCACCAGGTTCATGCGGGCGATGGAGGCGGTCATATGGTTGCGTTCCTGGCCGAAGAGGCGCAGGGTGCGGTGCTCGCCGCCAACGCGCTTGACCTCGGCTAGCGCGTTGATCAGCATGCCGCCCGTGCCGCAGGTGGGGTCGTAGATGCTCTCGCCAGGCTGGGGCGCCAACAACTGGACCATCAGATGCACGACAGTCCGGTTGGTGTAGAACTCCTGGGCCGTGTGGCCGCTGTCGTCGGCGAATTTCTTGATGAGGAACTCGTAGCCATTGCCCAGCTCGTCATCGGGCACCTCGGCCAAGGAAAGCGTGTGGCCGGAGACGTGCTCCAGCAGGTTCTTCAGCGTGGCGTCGGGCAGGCGTTCCTTGTTGGTCCAAGACGCGTCGCCAAAGATGCCATCAAGCTTTCCTGGGTTGGCCGCCTCGATGGCCCGCAGGGCGTTCAGCAGGGCGCGGCCCACGTCCTTGGCGGCAGCCCGCACATCCTGCCAGTGGCTGCCCTCCGGGATGACGAAGCGGTCGTTGGCCGTGGCGCGGGCATAGTCGGCATCGCCGGACTCGGCCAGCGCGACAGCGTGGTCTTCATCCCAGACATCGGAGAGCCGCTTGTAGAAAAGCAAGGGGAAGATGAACTGCTTGTAGTCCCCAGCGTCCACCAGCCCGCGCAGGTAAACGGCGGCGCCCCAGAGGTAGGCCTCCAACTCAGCCTGGGTCATTCGGCTCATGTTTGATCCCCCAGCCAGCCGCCTTCATGTATCACGCGGCGAAGCTCATCCTCTGCCTCGCGGCAGTGCGCCAGAGCCTCCTTGAAGGCCGCGATGGCCTCGGGCAGCGGCGGGATGTCCGCGCCTACGGGGGGTAACACGTAGCGCGAGATGTTGAGGGTCCAGCCTTCCTTCTCGATGTCCGCCAGGCTGACCACGGCCGTGCGGTCCTCCACGGACTGGAAGCCGCGCACCCATCCCAGAATCTCGGCGGCGTGAGATGGATCGAGGAAGTTCTGCGCGCGGCCCTTGCGGAAGAGGCTGGACGCGTCGATGATGAGGACCTTGGCACGGCGATCGGCGGGTTTACTGCGCCGCAGCAACAACACGCTGGCCGCCAGGCCCGTGCCGTAGAAGAGGTTGGGCGCCAATCCGATGACGGCCTCAACAAGATCGGCCTGGAGCAAGTGCCGACGGATCTGGCCTTCCACACCGCCGCGGAAGAGCGCGCCCTGGGGCAACACCACGGCCATGCGGCCGGTACGCGCGGCCATGGAGGTCACCATGTGCTGCACCCAGGCCATGTCGCCGTTGCTGTCGCTGGGCAGGCCGGCAAAGGCGCGACCCCAAGGGTCGTTCTCCCACAGCTCGCGTCCCCAGTTTTCCAGGGAGAAGGGAGGATTGGCAATGACCACATCGAAGGTAGCCAAGCCCTGTGTGGCTGGGTCCATGAAGATCGGGTTGCGCAGGGTGTCGCCGCGCTCGATGAGGAAATCCTCGATGCCGTGGAGGAAGAGATTCATCCGCGCCACGGAGGCGGTAGTCAGGTTCTTCTCCTGCCCGTGGAGTCTGCCGAAGAAGGTGCGGGGGTCGCCACCCCTTTCGCGCACATGGGCTACTGCGGCCAGCAACATGCCGCCCGTGCCGCAGGCCGGATCGTAAATGGTCTCGCCTTCCTTGGGGTCCAACATCTCCACCATCAGGCGCACCACGCTGCGTGGCGTATAGAATTCCCCGGCCTTCTTGTTGGTGGCGTCGGCGAACTGCTTGATGAGGTACTCGTAGGCATCGCCCATCAGGTCGGAGGTCACCTGCGTGTTGCCGATGGCCAACGAGGAGAAATGCTCCACCAGGTCCTTGAGCAGCTCGTCAGGCAAGCGCTCCTTGTTCGTCCACTGGGCGTCACCGAAGACGCCGTAGAGATGCTGCTGGTTGGCCGCCTCCACGCCACGCAGGGCGTTGGCCAGGGCCGTGCCCACATGGCGCACCGCGGCGCGCACGTCTATCCAGTGGCAGCCCGGCGGGACCTGGAAGCGGTGCTCATCCTGGAAGTCCTCGCCATACTCCGCCAGCATGGCGGCGTGCTCCTCGTCCCATACGTCGCATATGCGCTTGAAGAAGAGCAGGGGCAGGATGTAAGACTTCCAATCTGCACGGTCGACGGGACTGCCGCGCAGAATGTTGGCAGCCTCCCAGAGGTGGGATTCAAGTTCTCTTAGGGTAATCGGCATGGCGATCCTGAATAATACGAGTGGGATGGGACTTTGCAGAACGCTTACTCAGAACAATGTAGTAGCGCATATCCAAGCACGCGAAGAGATCCCAGCGCAGAAAACCGCCCGCGCGCGAAGGCACCCCTTACAGTCAAAGTCTCGGCTGAGCCAGCCGCCTTGCGCTGAACCCCCTCCAGGGCGCTTTCCTGCGCTAACGCACCGCCGGCCCGTGACCCTCGATAGGTGTTTTGTGCAGGATCCGTCCTGCGCCCGCGCATGAAACAAAGTCGGGATCTGCCCTATGCCTTCACGCCAAAGAACCGAAAAAGTCGGAAGAGATCTCTACGCCCACTTGATTCTGGGGACATCATAAGTGTTAGGCATCTAGCTTATCCTCTTCTTCGCTTTTAAGCTTATTTTTCGCGTCTTTTATTATATTTTTAACTATAAGTGCAACACCAACAAGTAATATATAAGCGATTCCAATTAGACTGAAAATTGTCTCAAAACGTGGGAGTATCATCGCTGCAAGGATGAACAACAAAATGATATCTAGTGTAAACTTGAGCTTCCAATTGTCATTAACTCCAAATATAGTTCTTAACCAGAGTCTAAATACTCCATAATAGTTAAATCCACAGCCAATAAATTTCCGCATCTCATCTAGTATTTTGTTACGTTGATATTCTGTTGCATTAATATCGATAATTAAGATATAACTCTTGCCGTCTAAGTAGTCTTCTACTGAGTGCTCAATTACTCCACCAATAGTGGCATCAATCAAAATACCGTTCTCTGCGAAAGTTGCTACATGAGACCAAAGACCTCCTTGATAGTACATAACTCCCCAGCTTAATATTGAGAACCTAGTATAAACAAACAATTGATTCCCGACCTTAACATTTTTTAATTTATCAAGGAGCTTTTTCTCAGCCAGAAAACCATTTTGTTCAAATACCGACTTCGCAGAGTATTGACCAAGGCTGAATGTATAAGCAATCAAGTCCGAGAGTGCAAATATCATTGTTGTGCCAATTTGAAAAATAGAATAATCAATGTTGAGACCAATAATATCGCACTTATGTTTGCAGCAATTATGCCAATTTTACTATTTACTTCAGATCTAATTGCATCTACAGATCGCCCATAACATATCAAAGCGCAGACAAATGAGCAGACCAATAACAGTAAAACTTCTGAAGAGACTACATTCCGATTATTTGTTGTGCCAAAATACAAAACTCCTAGTATGGCAGTTAGAATACTAGAGTTCAGTGTAATTAAAAGCTTGGCGAAATCACCGACAGATTTCCAGGCTTCCATACTCCACTTAGCTTCTTTCTTCCACATAGAAACTCCGTGTGAATTGCCTAACGTTGGCTTCAACCGCGACGCGCCTGGCGCGACGCTTGCCTTTTCCTACCGACGTTTACTATCCCTTCCAACTGCAAGCACCGTGACAAGCGCAGCCGTCGGCCGCAAGTGTAGTTAGGTGCCTTTTAAACACAAATTTCTGATGCAGCAATTTTAACATAGCCCGGCTTTACTCACTTCTAGAAATGCTAATTAAGAGTCCTATACCATAGAGAATACTACCTATCCCCGTAACTAGTAAGCCGATTATCATAATACTTCCAGTTGGAAGTGATTCTAATTCTTCATGAAATGTTATTATCGCGAAAACTGATAATGAGCCGTAAGAGCAATAAACAAGACCCATCCATAGTTTAGAAAATTTCAGTTCGCCGAGCATTGCGTACAGCAAGAATAACAATGCGATTCCTGGTACTATGATAAAAAACTTGTAGCCAAATATAATTAGCACTGCGACGATAAATGCAATTATTATGGTTGTTACATAACAAAATCTAACAATAGGGTTCTTTTTGATGTCGTCTCGTAAATGCGCATATGAGAATATTATTATTGAAGGAATTATAGTACATATTAGGACTTCAGTGTATTTGAAAAACCAAAAGGGAAGATTTTCAAGACCATAGAATATGCCCATGAATGAAAAGTATAGTATAATCAATACACAATATATCAGACTCCATTTCAGTATTTCATTCTTCGTGAAACTATTAGAGTCTTTAGTGCTAAAAAATTTACTTGACCGCAATACAAACATGCAAAGCGTATAAGAAAAATAGAGGCCGCCAATAATGGCTAATAATTTATAAATCATTTCTTCTTCATTTCTCCTACCGACGTTTCCTATTCCTTCCGACTGCAAGCGCCGTGACAGGCGCAGGCGGCGGCCGCAAGCATTTCTATACCGACTTATGACTTCTCGACAGCTTTTAGAAGATCACTAGCTACAATGATTCGATCAAATGCGGACTCGAAATCTAATTCGACATCTCTATGCGAACATGGGTTCTTGTAGAAGCCGAAAGCGCCAGCCAAGTAGTTGCAGAAGGATTCTCTCTCCGACACAGGTAATTCTCTATTTGCTAGTGGTCCATTTTCCGCATTGAAGGCTTTCCTAATGAGTTTTATTCCAACAAGTTCAGGATCATAGTCTACTTTCTCTCGTATTGCGATTTCAATCTGCTTGAAGGCTGCAATAACTGCGCTGCTATATTCTCCAGAATTCAGGAGCTTGAAGCATTTGATTGCAATTGTCTTATGAATGAACGATTCTGGCGTAATCGTGTAGTTGGCTACGAATCTTTTGAACTTCCACTCGAGAAACTGAAACCCCTTTTTTGTAGGGAAATATACTTCTTCACCATCATCATCGTAGCCTCGCTGGAACTGCCGAATATCTATGTGAGTCTCTGGACTCGCCTTGTATTTAATTCTCGTGATTCGGATACTCCTATAACTACTACCATCAATTTCACCCAGTACTTTGCTGGATTGAATTTTCGCTTCAACTTCAGAATTCACTTTTAACTTCCCATTTGCAGCTGAGGAGTTTTCCAGAATCGGTATAACGTTGGCTTCAGCCGCGATGCGTCTGGCGCTGCGCTTGCTCTTCACACAATGAACCGTTCACCTTAACAGATAAAACAGCTCAACTGACCGCTTGCCATGGCGGACTTATCATCCCAGTGACTTGAATGGCTCTTGTCATTGCTCAGCGCTGTGTCTGCGGGTGCTCAGAAGAGTGTAGTACGCCACGTGTCCAGAGTCAACCACGCATTATGAAAAACCGCCCGCGCGCCGAGACACCCCTTTCAGCCGCGGCGACCCCCTGCGGTGTCCAGCTTTCTGCAAGACCACCCCCCCCCTTCCCCGCGGCGCTCCATCCCCGGGGCAAGAAGACCAGCGCCAACCCATGCCGCCGGCGACCAAGTGCCAGAATCTCGCGTCTGCGGCCCCAGGCGCCCGCTGGGCGCCGATCGACGCCTGGGCCGACCTGGTGGCCGTCCACGCCGGCGCGCCGCTCCTAGGAGCCCTGGGCGCCCCGGCGGCCCCGCCGACCAAGCGCAAAAAGGTCCGAGAACAGCAATTCCCGGACCTTTTGCTCCCCGCCCAGCTTGCGATCCCTTTGACCATCAAAGACGCCGCTGCACGACCGCGGCATGTTCTCGGACCTTTTTCTGGCGTTTTCGCCGGCACTCAATCGCCGAATGGGTCCGGCGCCTGGTCCTCGTCGTCCTCCGCCAGGCCGGCCTCGTCCGCCGCCAGGCCCACCTCCTGGCCGATGGGCGGCGCGCCCAGGCCCTGGGCGCGGCGGCCGCCGGCAAGGGCCCGCATTTGGCCAGGCGTCAGCACGCCGCGCACGCGCTCCAGCAAGGCGCCCACGCCCATGCCGGCGGCCAGCAGGCCCGCCTCGCCCTCCCCGCGCTTCCCCGCCTTGCTGGCCTCCTGCTCCTTGGGCGTCGCCCGCAGATTCCTCAGGTGCCTGTCCACCACCCTGGACAGCAGCTCGATGTCCTTCGGGTCCAGTCCCTCCGTCCCGAAGAGCAGGCGGACGTGCGTGGCGCCGGCCGCCAGGATCTGGCGCAGATCCGCGCCGGTGTTGAGGCCCTGGTAGTCCCGGTAGAGCTCCGCCACGAACCCGACCAGCGCGTGCTGCCAGGCCGGATCACGAAAGACCTGCGGCACGGCCACGCCCGCGGGCAGCTCCGGGCCCGGCACCAGGTCCTCCGGCCTCGCCTGGTGCAGCTGGCAGCGCATGCCCAACATCCGCACGACCTGCCGGCACACACGCCCATCCGGCAGCTCCACGCCGCAGCGCGGCCGCCCGGCGATGGGATCCTTCCCCGTCGTGCCCGTGTCCACCTTCCCTGGCTTTGGCTCCATCTCATCTCCTGTTCGGATTATCGGTGGTTGGAGGCCCTTCGGGGCCGGGCGCCCATGCTAGTCTATTCCGTATCCCATTTTCGCCATTCGACGCTCATAGTCAACGACTTGCCATCCTCATGACTTTTTCGCCAATCTGAGCTCTCGGAGCTTTGCCCCATCTGCCACATGTCACCAACCTGCCACTATTGTCATGTCCATCCTGCGGCGCCAGTCCCATCCTCAGACCTTCAGCCGCTTCTTGGCTTTCACCCGCGGCACGCGGCGGACGGGCTCACGCTCGGCTTCCACGGGCCGCTTGTAGGGCTGCAGCTTGGGGTTGGGCATGGTTTCGATCAGAGGCTCCAGCTCGGCCCGCATCTCCTTCAGGGCCGTGGTGGTGAGGCGGTCCTGGGCGTCGGCCATCACGGCGTCGAACTCGGTCTTGCTGATCCTGCCGATGCGCCTAAGGACCTGCGGCACAGAGCGGCGGTAGTAGCGGGCAATGATGGCCGCCACCTCGTGGACGTCGGCGAAGGTGGTCTCGTTGTTGGCGCTGGCGCGGAACAGGTGCGTGGGTGTCTGGATCTGCTCGCTGCCGATGAGGTGGATCTTCATGAGGTCGGACAGCTCTTCTTTCCTGGCGTAGAAGACCTTGGCCATGTCGGACATGCGTTCGTACTCGACGGCGATGGCGGCCAGGTCGGAGGGGTCGACATGGGTCTGGGGCATGCCGCGGGCGGTGAGCTCACGCCAGAGGGGGCAGCGCACCTTGTGGTCGCAGTAGGCACAGTACTTATTCAGCTGGGGCTCGAAGCGCCGGCTGCCCTCGCAGCGGTGGACGAGAGTGGTGATCTGGTGGACGGCCAGCTGCAGGTCGGATTCGGACCGGGTGGCGCGCTGGGTCTTCCCGTGGCGCAAGAGAACGAACTCGAAGTCCACGGGGGTCTCGGGTGTGACGGCCAGGGCCTCCGATTCGCGGACGGCGATCTCGTAGATGGAGACCTGCAGAGACTGCCGGAGCTCGTCCTTGGAGTAGAGCATGCGATTGGTCTTGTAGTCCTTGATCCGGACGACGCCTTCGGGGGTCATCTCCAGGCGGTCGATGAAGCCGATGAGGCGGATGTCGCCGAAGGGGTCCTCGATGACGAAGTCGAAGGGCCATTCCAGGCCGATGATCTGGTCGCTGTAGAAGTCGCCGGTGCGCAGGTACTCGACGAGGATGGCCTGTGCATCGGCCAGGACCTGGCCGTTGGTGGAGGCTTGCTCGACGAAAGCCTGGCGCAGGCAGTCGAGGAGGAGCTTCTGCTGCTTGAAGAGGCGTCCCTTGTGGCGGGACTGCCTGAGGCTGGCGCCGACGAGTTCGAGGGCTCGGTGGCAGAGGGTGCCGAGCTCGGCGGGGGAGCTCGGGTCGGGGATGGGTTTTACGTAGTCGGCGCCGTGGATCTGCGGATCCAGGTAGCGGGCCTTGTAGGCGAGGGGGCATCGGGCGTAGGTGTCCAGTCGGGAAAAGGACCAGTGCTCGTTGTGGACCTGGAAGCCCTCGGGGATGGCGGGGTCCAGCAAGGGCAGCAAAGGGTCACAGGGCGCCAGGGGCGCCGCGTGGGGCGTCGTCATGGGTTCATCCTTCCGTGGGGCTGGGTATTGGCGGCTGGGGGCGTGTGGGGCGCCAGTGGCCGCGTGGCGGCCGGGCGGGGCGCACGTCGTGGCGGGCGGCGGAATGAAGACCAGCGGTTGGGGAAAAGCGGGGACGGCCTTCGGCCTTCTGAACTCTCACCTATTGCAAGTTGTGGCCCAATGGCTGCCAAAAGTTGTTTCGCCAGGAGGGTATCCCCAGGGGCTTGAGCGAAGAGCGAAAAAGCGACTGCCCGATGGACCCTGCCCGCAGTGACGATATTATTCTTAAAAAACAAAAGATAAACGTCAGCGCGGGCAGAGTCCCGCGGGCAGAGAGTTTGAGTGCCAGGGGTAGGGATATACCCCTGGAAAAACAGGTTTTGGCAGCCATTGGGCGAGTAGCCAAAGCTACGGGCGATTTCCACCTTCTGACTGGCCGGATTGTTCTCCGGCCATTTCCGGCCATTGACCACATTCTGCATAACCCCGTCAGTTGACCGATTGGCCGGATTTGGCCGGAATTTTCTTCGGCCACTCCAGTCAACACGCATCGAGCTTTGTTCAAGATTTTCCATCAGTCCATGGGCATCGATTTCACAAGCCACGTCTCGATCAGCTCGATGTGGCTTGTCGTGGTGGGGTACGTCACATGCCGGCACCAGCCTGAGACGGTTCCGTAGGAAAGGCCGAGTTCGCGGGCGAGCTTGCGCGGGCCCAGCTTCAGGTAATCGGCGCGGGACAGGAGGCGGTCCCGCACGTCCTGGCGGCGCGTCAGCACGTCGTTGGCATGTGACATCATGCCTTTGACGGCCAGGGCCTTCTCCATGGCGGCCAGGCGGCGGTCGATGTCCTGGACGAGTTGATCCATGCGGCCGGCGAACTGGTCCATTCTGCGTCCGAGGGCTTCCTGTTGCTTGTGTGTGGCCTGGACGATTTCCGCGGCCTTGTTGAGGCGCTGGTCCAGCGCCTTGAGGCGCACCTCCAGAGCCTTGTGGCGGGCATTTGATTCCGCCATGCGGGTTTCCATGGCGTCGACGCGTTGTTTGGTGGTGGGCATGGGTGGTCCTTTCAGCTGATCCGCTGCAGCCAGGCGGAGATGCGGGCGACGTCTTCCGTGGTGTAGGGGAGGGATTGTTTGTTTGGGCAGGGCCACAGCCAACGCTTGACCTTGTTGACGCTCACGCCGAGGACGCGGGCCAGGTCGTCTTTGGTGTAGCGGCGGCGGGCGGCCTTCAATTGCAGTCGCTCAATCAGACCGATGAGTTCGGCCTCGCCGAGCCTGCAAAGGTCTTCAACGGGGATGTGGTGGAAGGCAGCCCTTGCCTTCCATTCTCGATCCTTGGCGAGCTCCTCGGGCGTATCATCTCTGAAGACGACGTCTTTGATACCTGGAGGCGGTGGCGGCACGTACTCGATGGCGGGACAGGCTTTCGGATCCCGCTCCTTGAGGAGGATTTCGATCCGGCTGGGCAGGTACTCGGGATCGTCGAAGGCGCACAGGGGCGACTTGACGCCTTCTTGGTCCAGCCGCTTGATGACGGCTTCCAGCTGTTTGCGGGCGATGGCCTCCACCTCCATGCGCCAGCCGATGCCGTCCTGGAAGCCCAGGCGGTGGGCCGCGGCGTGGCTGTCCGGCCTGCTGGCCGGCAGGACCTGGTAGTGGCCTGGGTTGCCCCTTCGGGCCTCCAGCTCCCATCCCTTCTGGAAGCCATCGCGGTAGGGCGCCAGCATGTCGCGGACCAGTTCCCACGTTTCGTCCGGGATGGCGTCCAGGGACTCCAGCGGGCGCGGGGTGTCCGACTGGCGCGGGGCGTCCAGCGGGCCATGCGGCCCGCCGACAGGCTGGTTGGTGTTCACAGGCATTGGGGGCCTCCAAGGGGGCGGGCTGGGCCGTTGCCGGCTGGGTGATGTGATCGGCCACGCTGACGAGCTCGGCATCAGTTCAAGAACTGGGCGCGCCACCGGACGGGCGCGGTCCAGAAGTGGCCCAGGCCGGAATGGAATTCCTGCCCGTCCACGTTGATGTAGGACACGCGCCAGAAGAGGTGCGTGCCGGCCGGCAGCGATCCGGGGATCCGGTAGCTCGTCGTCGTGAGCGGGACAGTGACCAGGGGATGGGCCAGGCCCTGGTTGTCGGCCACCTGCAGGACCCAGGAGTTGTAGCCGGCCTTGGGCAGCCAGGCGAAGTGGGTGCCCGTGGCCTGGACAAAGTGCTGGCCGTAGGTCGGGCTGATGAGCTCGGGGGCTTCCTGGGCGACGGCGCCCAGCGCCAGGACCAGGATGTGTGCGACGGCGGTTTTGATCATGTCACGTGCTCCTTGCTTCGTGGTGGGTTGTTCGGGTTGCCGGACCCGCCTGGGGGAGGGCCCGGCGCCAGGTTGTGATGTGATGGATGGTGTCGCGCGATCCTTGCGGGTTTGGCTGGTGCAGCCGGCGACGTGGTTCAGATCGGTGTTGGTCCGGGTGGACACGGGCGGGCTCCTCCGGTGCCGCCGGGCCCGGTGCCGATGATGGCCGACCGCTGCCCGGTGGTGAATTGGCTGGTAGGCGTGACAAAGGAGCGGCCGGTCCTGTCGAACCAGATGAGGCGCCAGTGGTGGGTGGTCTCGGGCGCCAGATTGCTCGCCGAGTAGCCCGCGTAGGTGCCCGGCAACTGGGCCTGCTGGACGATCTGCGTGAACTGGGCCGTGAGCGACAGCTGGACGCTCACGCGCGCCATGCCCTCGCGTGGCAGCCAGCGCAGCGTGACGGCATGG